CAAGTCTTTGAGTCTGGTGGAGTACAAGATATGTGTGGTGAGGACGTGTCTTTCTGCCTAGATGCTAAAGAAGCAGGTATTGAGACATGGTGCGACCCTCGCATACGTGTAGGACATGAAAAAACTAGGGTGATTTAATGGCAAAGTCAACGCAAGGAGCATGGGGAACCGTCAAACTCGTCTCGATGCCCAAAAAAACTCGTCAAGGACGCTCGGTTAACACACTTTTATCCGCAACTTCTCGCAATAAAGCAAAAAAGAAGTACCGAGGACAAGGAAAATAGATTAAGGGGGGAGCAATCCCCCTTTTTTTATTGTTAAATAGTAAAAATGCACTAAAATTATGGAAAACTCCAAGAAAAAGATGCTAAGAGAGGTTTCAAATGACCATCTTACTCCTAAAAAACGTGATGATTTAGTACAAAGTGAAATTTTTGGAGATTTTGAAGAAGATGATTTGGAATATGACGATCAAATGATGATTATTTGAAACAATCGTTTGCAATCCTTAATAAATAAACAATAATCGCCGTATTAGTGTGCCGATAGAACGGGTCAGTCAAGGTTTTAAAGACATTAGCATGACATTTCAGTCTAATCCACTGAATGATGACCTTATTGCGATTAAAAATGAAAACGCAATTGCCCGTTCTTTGCGAAATATTGTATATACATTACCTGGAGAGAAGTTTTTTAACCAATCTTTTGGTTCAAGGATCACTGAATCTCTTTTTGAAAATATAGATTCGATAACTGCTACTATTATTGTTGATGAAATTCGTGAATCTATTAACATATATGAACCTAGAGTGAAATTAATTGATGTAAAAGCATTTCCTGATTATGAAAACAACGGTTTTGATGTAATTATCATATATGACATCGTTGGATCAGAAGTTCCAGCACAAGAATTACAATTTGTTTTGCAGTCTAGTAGATAAAAATGCCATTAGCTAACTTTTCTAACTTGGATTTTGACCAAGTTAAATCAACTTTACAAGAATATCTTAAATCTAACTCGAATTTTACAGATTATGACTTCGAGGGGTCTAATCTTTCTACGATTTTAGACGTTCTGGCATATAATACCTACATTACATCTTATAATGCAAACATGATCACCAATGAGGTGTTCATTGATACTGCAACTTTAAGGAAAAACATCGTTTCATTAGCAAGAAACATAGGTTATACACCACGTCCAAGGCAAGCAGCACGAGCAACAGTGTCTTTCTTTGTAGATACTGGTGGAATTACCCCTGCACCTGCTTCTTTAACCCTTAAAAAAGGTCCAGTGGCAGCATCATCAGGTTCTTTTGGTGGACAATCCTTTATTTTTTCAATTTTGAGTGATATTACAGTTCCAGTTCTTGATGGAATTGCAACTTTTAATGATGTTGAGATATATGAGGGTACATTATTAACTCAAACTTACACTTATTCAGCAAGAATTCCAAATCAGAAGTTTATTTTACCAAATATTGGAGTTGATACTGATTTAATTTCGGTTAAAGTTAATCCTACGGAAGCTTCTGCTACAGAAACGAAATATAGTTCACAAGATAGTCTTTTTGATATAAAATCTGACTCAAAAGTTTATTTTTTACAAGAAATTGAAGATGAAAGATATGAAATATTCTTTGGAGATGGAATTTTTGGACAGGCACTGGAAGATGGTAATTTTATAACAATTAATTACATAACTTCTAATGGTGATACTGCAAATGGAGTAAGTTCTTTCAATTTTTCGGGAAGAATTCAATATACACGTAATGCAAACACTTATAATGTTACAACTGGCATTTCTTTACTCACAACTGGGATAATTGCTTCAGGTGGAGAGACAATTGAGTCTGTAGAATCAGTTAGGAAATTTGCTCCACGAATTTATGCTTCTCAAAATAGAGCAATTACTGCAAATGACTATGAATCATTAATTCCAGCAAAAATTTACCCCGAAACAGAGTCAATTTCTGTTTTTGGAGGTGAGGATTTAATTCCACCTCAATTTGGAAAGGTGTTTATCAGTATAAAACCAAAAACTGGTGATTTTCTTCCAAATTTAGTCAAAGAACAGTTAAAATTGAAGTTAAAAAAATATGCAGTAGCAGGAATTGTCCCTGAAATACTTGATTTGAAATATCTTTACCTTGAAGTTGACTCAAAAATATATTATAACTCAAATTTAGCAGAATCTGCAGCATATGTTTCTAGTCTTGTTCAAAACAATTCTAATAAGTACGCAGAATCAACAGAAATGAATAAATATGGTGCTAGATTTAAATATAGTAAATTTTTATCTATTATTGATAATAGTAGTGAAGCAATTACTTCAAATATTACAACCATTAATATGAGAAGAGATTTGAGAGTTGTTTTAAATTCTTTTGCAGAATATTCTATTGGATTTGGTAATGAATTTTATATTAAGAGAATGAGTGGGTATAATATCAAATCATCTGCATTTAGAATTGCAGGAATAATGGATGATGTATATATTGGTGATATTCCTAATACTAATAGAACAAATGGGTCATTATTTTTCTTTACTGTTCCTTCTATAGATTCAACATCTCCTACTATTGTAAGAAGAAATGTTGGAACAATAGATTATAAGAATGGAGTGGTTACTTTAAATCCTGTTAATATTCAATCAGGAATGCTTAAGGATGGTCAGACTATTATTGAAATATCAGCATGTCCACTTTCTAATGATGTTATTGGATTACAGGATCTTTATTTGCAACTAGATATTAATAAGAGTAATTTTGAAACCGTGGTTGATGAAATTGCATCTGGACTTGATCCTTCAGGTTCTAATTATATTACCACATCAAGTTATGCAAATGGTAGTTTAGTTCGTTCTGGTGGACGGAATTCTACTGCAGGTGGTGGAGGTACTACAACTACCACTACTCCTACTACAACTTCAGGTTCAACATACTAAGATAGAAAAAATTATAAAATGTCTACAAAAAAAATCCAATTTAACAACATAGTTCAGAATCAGCTTCCACAATATGTAAGGAGTGAGTATCCGTTAGTTGCTGAGTTTTTAAAATCATATTATCAAGGTCAAGAATATAAGGGTGGACCTATTGATCTTGTACAAAATATTGACGAATATACAAAAGTTGGTGAGCAAGTTGGTCTCACTGAATATGTTGGATTAGGTGCTTCTGTAGGTATTGCTAGTGATGTTATTCAAGTCGATATGCAAAAGAACCCAACAGGGACGTTGGGATTTCCTGATGCTTATGGATTAATAAAAATTAATGATGAAGTTATTACATATACTGGAATAACTACATTTGCCTTTACGGGATGTGTTAGAGGATTTTCTGGTATTACTTCTTATAGAAGTCCAACTGATCCAGAACAATTAGTATTTGAATCTACTACTGCACAAAAACATGATAAAGGTGATAGTATACAAAATTTAAGTTCTCTTTTCCTTAAAGAATTTTTAACTAAAACTAAACATCAACTTACACCAGGATTTGAATCTAGGAATTTATCTCCTGATTTGGATCAAAATATTTTTATAAAACAATCAAAAGACTTTTATTTAAGTAAAGGAACTGATAGAGGTTTTGAAATTTTATTTAAATCTTTATATAACGAAGATGTAAAAATTATAAGACCTTCTGAGTTTCTTTTTACACCATCTAATGCAAATTATAAGATTACCAAAGATTTTGTTGTAGAACCAATATCTGGTGATCCAATGAATTTGGAATTATCTACATTATTCCAAGATCCATATCAAAGTCAAAGTATTGAAAAGGCATATGCTCCTATAACTCATGTTGAATCAATTAAGGTTAGTACAGGAACTACATTTTATAAATTAAGTATTGATGCAGGATATAATAGAGATTCAAGAGTAGAAGGATCTACTTATGGAACTTTTATTACTCCTCCTAGAACAAGATTAATTGGGGAAGTAGGTGCAGGTATTACTGTTATTGATGTAGATTCAACTGTTGGTTTTGGAACTACTGGAGAATTGCATTTTCAATATATTGACAATACTACTGGAATAAGTTCTTATACATCAAAATCTTTAACTCAATTTTTTGGTCTTAGTGGAATTGGAAAAACTATTTTAACTGGTGCAACTATTGGTATCAATACTTTTGCATATGGAAAATCAGTAATTGATCAAGATGAAACTATTGAAGTAAGGATCACATCCGTTATTGATAGTCTTAATTATGAAAATACTAATTGTCTTTTTGAAAAGGATGATACTGTAAAAATTAAAACTTTAGGAATTGGAGATACTGGATACAAAGTAAAGGAATGGTTCTATAACGTTTCTCCTGTATATCAAGTAGAT